GACCACAACCAACGGCACGCTCATTTCCCATACCGGAGAAGATGTCGCCCATAGCATCCGCCATCGCCATATTGCCCTGATACGATAATGCGCCGCCACTCATTCCCTTTCCTTTGCGTCGTCTTGCTGCGCCAGTAAAATCAGTATCAACTAACGGGTCGGCAACGCTGTTTGCGAGTCCCTCATCACCGCCCGACATTCCTGCGCCGTGCGTAATCATCAATTTACCGCCACCGCTCATACCTCGCCCGTGTGCTGCTTCTAGATGCTTCTTGAATTGTTTTTGAATAACATAATCGGCAAGTGCCTTCTTCATAAGCATCAATTTTTCATCACGGGGAACATCGGAGGGTTTGCGTCCACCTAAAAATGCCTCAGCAAGGGGGATGGAAGCAGAAGACATAGACAACTCAGAGGGGATATTTCCACCGGATTCTCCTGCGCCCAAAAAGGGGGCAACAGCGCCGACGACTTGCGCGACTGGTTTAAAGACAGACATAAATCCGTCTCCAAAGTCAGACCAAAAATCGCCTCCCGATAAACCGCCGCCACTCTGCCCGTTTCCAAGAGTCCGATCGTCAAGAATGCCTCGTAGTTGTTGCTTCAAAGGAACAGCACCTCCCGCCATAGAAAGGGGAGTATTATCCTTAAACCCTGATGGAAATCCGTCAGTTCCACCACGCCCTTCTAACGCCTGAGTTGTGCGACCAAGCAGTTCAGGCATTCCATAAACACCAGCACCATCTCCGCGTTTTCTTCCGCCACTCTGCCCTTTACCCTTAAACTTGCTGTAAAGGTCTAACCCTTGTGCCGCAACTGGAAGAACCTGACCGGCAACCTGACCGACTTTTGAAATACCGCTCAATACATCATCAAAGAAACCTGCGCCACTCGCGCCTTTACCACGCTTATTGCGGATACTCGCCATGTACGCCTTTGCTTCGGCAGAACCTTTTACGAGTTTAGGACGCTTTCCGCCACTCTGCCCTGCTCCCGACATTCCGCTTCCGTTTGCTTTTTGCCTTCCAGGCACAACGGAGAATTGACCTGATGGCGACGCCATATCCGCCAACTCAGCACCACGCCTAACGCCGCCCGAATATCCCATACCCTTCGCAACATCGCTAAATGGGCGACCCATACCGACGGCACAATCCGAAGGTTGTTTCATACCAAAATTAGGGAGCATCTCCATCCCACCACTCATACCTCCTCCCTGATGCGTAGGACCCATATTATACTGATAGGTGTCGTTCTTGATATTCGCATAATCGTATAAGCGTTGCGACCTCGCCAAATCACGATTGTAAGTTGTATCGTAAGAAGTCATCTATATTGCTTTATAATATTTCACAAGATTAAAATATTATAAAATTGTCGCTAAATAAAAACCAATTTGTTTACATAACGGAAAGATGCTTCTTTACACGACCCCCCGACATACCACCGCCGGAAGTGCCTCCACCGGAAGTGCCGCCACCGGAAGTGCCGCCGCCGCTCTGTCCGTATCCAAATGAACCAAGAGCGCCTGAAACCATAGGAGCAACCTGACCGGCAATACCGGCGACATTCTTGATGGTCTTCATAATGTCGTCCCATCCACCACCGACGAGACGCTTAACATCAGACCCCGCCATACCAGGTTGAGATTTAGCAGAGAGAACATCACTGCGAGACAGGATTGCCGTATACGTCTGACTGGTGCCTCGTTCTAGCACGAAGACACCGCTGTTCATAGTGATCAAGCAGATTTCAAGGTCGTTAGGGTTGAATGCTTCACCCGACCAGTTTTCAATATCCAACTGGAACTGAAGCTGGAATTGACCGATGCTTCCCGCTGAGAACACATCATCAAGTTCAATGTGATTTCCCATCTCAAGACACAAGCAAGAACCAACAAGAGGAACTTCGTTGTATCCCTGAGCGTATTTGCCGAGTGCGCCACCGACGGCTGCCCTCCCAGAGAACTCTGCCCAAGTTTGGTTGCTGCCTGATTCAACAGACATGCGCCACAAATCCCACTGCGTAGCGCTTGATAAGAGACCCGCCTTGTTATTGAAGTTGACGATAATCTTAGTGATGGGGAAGAAATGGTCGGTGTCGTAAAGGGTCTGTTTAGCAACCTGTTTGCGAACGCAGATGATAAGCTTATCGGGAATGCTGTTGAGGGAGATGGATTGGGAATTAATGGAGGTAAGAACGGCAGGTTGGATTTTACCAGTAGTAGCAGACTTAGTAGCAGCCGCCAACTGAGAACCGATGGGAGAAAGGTAGCGGGGGTACTCCGCGAAAGGCACGCAGTTTCGCGCCGACACAAGATCGCTGGGCTGACGAGTGTAATACTGGATAAACAACTGACTCTCAGCAATATCAGTAAGAGAGCATTTAAGGTCGCAAAAAGCGGGGTTAGGAGTAGTAGCAGGATAAGTGCCGGCGAGGGTTGGACCTTGCGCAGAACGAAGGATACGCGAAGTATCCGACGCCAAGTTAAAAACTACATTTAAAACCTGAATGCCGTAGAAACCCTGATTGTTGCTTCTAGGGTCGCACCAAATTAGAGGGCTGAGCATGAACGGCTCAATACTCTCAAACTTAATCTTGATTTCACGAGTGAGGTTTCCGCTGTCTTTGACGAAGGGAGTGTTGCCGGAAATATCAAGCAAACGGAAAGAACCGCGGGGCTGGAAGTCTTGGTCGTGAGCAACATCATTCCAAGCACCAAGAGGGGAGTTATTAGCACCAATAGAATCCTGATAGTTGTAATAACTATCATACATAATAGGCGCGGTGTTGTTGTAGCGAGCGAGGTCGCGTCTGTCGTTGAAGCGGAGCAACTGAAACAAGACATCCTTCTCGTTCTGTGAAATGGTGTTGTTGTTGATGGTAAGCTGACATGTGTTAAGAGCAGTCTGGAAGGGGAACGGAGCAAGAGACTCAGTAAAACCATAGTTGACTGCGAGCGTGCCGTTAGGGGTCGTGGCGTTATCAAATGTCGCATTAATGGTAAGTTCCATAACATTCCTTATCATAATGCGTCTGCCGAGCAGGGTGCTCTCGCTAGGTGTCTGAATGTTGAAAGTAATACTGGAAGTGCTTTTAGAAATAGCATTGTATTTGGAAGGGGTAATGTTCTGCGCGCCGGCAACCACCGCGTAGCGGACGGAGTCGGTGGTATTGAGAACATCGTAAAGGACTTTGACCTTGCTGAAATCGCTGGAAGACATTTGGGCGTTTTATAATATTGACGGAGAAGAAAATATTATAAAATTGTCGCTAAATCATTATGACGAAATATTGTTGAATGCCTTTTTCCTAAACATTATTTTAAGATGGGCGCCGCATCCGTTCTGTAAATAGAAGTCGTGATAATATCCGTAAACATCTACCCATTGGACTTGAATCTGTATTGCTTGGGCTGGCGTATTTCCCTGAAGGTCTAACAACCTGTACTCCGCCGTCGGTTCATAGATGATATTAGGTAAATATTCGTCGCCCCTTACTAGATTAACCACAAGATCGGTAATCTCGTTGCTGATGTTGTTGTTCTGTTGTGCCTGAACTGAAATATTTCCGCTAAATATTCGGGGGACGCCGATGTTGGACGGAAGGACGGGGATAAGTGATGCTAAAAAGACAATCCTCGCGACCGGACACATAGTCGGTCCTGTTCCGTATTCCTGTTCCATCACTAAAGCATCCCAATCCTGTTTGGGTGAGGGTGCGCCGCTCGCATCTTTCACAACCCAGTTTTCACCCATCTTGCTATATACTCGCATCATAAACGACTCCCCGAATGGCGACCCGTATGAATTGAAGACCCAATCAAAACTGCTAAATAAGATATGAAGGGGTGCGTTGAAGAATAGGTTGATTTTGGCGTTGGATAGAAGTTGTGGTGCTTGTGCGTTGTATGCGGGGTCGGAGGCATCATAAGCATCGGGGAAGTTGCGTGGAGGACCCGCTACATATGTTCCAGCAGCAGTTCCACCCTGATTGAAGAGTTTATATGGGGAGATAAATGACG